CCTGGTATCAAAGTGGGGGTATATATAACAACATCGAATAAGTTTATTTCTGAATATACACCACAAGGTTTTTGTAAAATAACTTTTGGTGGTGGTAATATTTCGGCTGATGAACAGTTAAAAGAATTCGCAAGAGACGGTAAAGGTTTTGATCTTAGTCGTTATACAAATAACTATGCAATGGGGGCGGCTCTTTCACCTAACACAACTTTATTTGTTCAGTACAGAATAGGGGGTGGATTATCAAGTAATGTTGGTATCAATACAATCAATCAAATTGGCACTGTTTCATTCGCAGTAAATGGTCCATCAGCAAGTGCAAATGTAAGTGTGACCAACAGCCTTCAATGTAATAATGTCACTGCCGCAATCGGAGGAGCTAATCCACCAACAACCGAAGATGTTAGAAACATGGTCTCTTTTAATTTTGCGGCACAAAACAGAGCAGTAACTGTAAATGACTACAATTCAATTTTAAGAACTATGCCCGCTCAGTTTGGTGCACCTGCTAAAGTTGCCATAACCGAAGAAAACAACAAAATAAGAATTAAGATGTTGTCTTACGATTCGAGTGGGGTTTTAACTAATGTAGTTTCGAACACATTGAAACAAAATGTTGCAAATTACCTTTCTAACTTTAGAATGATAAACGATTATATATCAATAGAGGCGGCTGAAACAATAGACTTGGCCGTAACTGTTGATGTTGTACTTGACAACAGTCAGAACCAAGGAGCAATAATTGCAAAAACAATCGAAATAGTTACAGACTTCTTCAATCCTTTAGTTAGAAATTTAGGACAGAATGTTAATATATCTGAGTTAAGAAGACTCATACAGTCTGAAAACGGAATTGTTTCAGTATCAGATGTTTTATTTTTTAATCAAGTTGGAGGTCAATACTCATCAACCCAAACCTCAATGAGTTATCTAGACCCCGTAACACGACAAATCCAACCAGTTGCAGACACTTTATTTGCAACACCGACTCAGATCTACCAAGTTAGATATCCAAACAAAGACATTAATATTAGAGTTCTTAATCTTAAGTCTGTTAATTTCTCTTAGTGATTTATTTTTTTTGAAAGAAACCTATTTTTTATTGAAAATAGGAAATAAACTATTTATCAAAAAAAGAAAAATTAATGTCTAAATCATATAGAATAAGGACACAGGTTGGTGTCGACAAATACATAAATGTAAATTTAGAACAAGACTGGGAACAACTTGAGATATTGTCTCTAAAGATTCTTGCTAATAATATTTACACTCGATTTTGTGCTGATTACGGTGTTGTTACGGGTCGTGTATTTGTCAATGGAGGTTTTGGATTACCAAATGCTAAGGTGTCTATTTTTATTCCTTTGACTGACACAGATGAGTTAGATCCGGTTATTTCAGAAATATACCCGTTCAAAACTATTAATGACACCACTGAAGAGGGTTACCGATATAATTTACTCCCAAAACTACCCTCATATAATGGACATGTGTCCACAGGTTCATTTCCTAACAAAGGGGATGTTCTAATGGATGAATCATATATTGAGGTATATGACAAGTATTATAGATTTACAGTGACCACAAATGAGAGTGGAGACTTTATGATTTTTGGGGTACCAACTGGTGAACAAACTATCGTAATGGATGTTGACTTATCAGACATTGGATGTTTTTCGTTGTCACCACAAGATTTAATACAACAAGGTTTGGCAACCGAAACTCAAGTCGACGGAGCAAGATTCAAATCTTCTACAAATTTAAGAGAGTTACCACAAATCAAAAACCTAATTTATACTGTAAATGTTAGACCGTTTTGGGGAAGTGAGGATCTTTGTCAAATTGGAATTACAAGAGTTGACTTTGATTTAACAAAACAAGCAAATATTAATATCCAACCTACAGCAATCTTCATGGGATCAATAATCTCAACTACTGATGATGATGCTCTGAAAGTAAAATGTAAACCAAAAAATAATACAGGTAATCTTTGTGAGTTGATTGCAGGACAAGGAGAAATACAAGGTATAAGACAAACAATTTTTTCAGATACAAATGGTTTACCAATCCTTGAAAGATGGAATATAGAACAAGCGGGTAAAGTTATTGATGGTGACGGAACTTATTTGGTTAATGTACCAATGAACTTGGATTATGTTACAACAAATGAGTTTGGACAACAAGTTTTATCTGCCGATCCTGCGGTAGGTGTACCAACAAAAGGAAAGTATAGATTCAAGTTTAGATGGCAAACATCACAAGGATTACAAGGTAGTTTCTTAAGAGCTGATTTTTTAGTGCCAAATATTAAAGAGTATGGATGGACCAATTCAGGAAACGATCCATTCGACCCAACTCAATCATACACATATAATTATCCCCAAATTCCTGCAGGTTCAATATCAGGTCAAACTGTGTTAATAACTTCTGGAGGGTTAATAAGTCCTGTATTCTACAATGTTGAAAGTTACACCATTTTTGTAAATGGGAATCAATACTTTGGATCTCCTGAGTCTATTGATTTTAGTGCGGGAGGCACATTACAGATAGTTGCAAGTCCTTTGGATGATCAACAACCACAGAATATTGATTTTACTTTTGTTCCTCAAGACTTGTTTGATGTTTATAAATCATATGCGTTCAGTACGGATTGGGATGATTATGCAAACGCACAAGACGCTATCGATTGTAAGGACACTTTCTATGAGTTCAAGTACAATAAAGTGTATACGACTGCAATGTTCTTAGATAGATACAAAAACGGTATAGGAAGAGCAAGACATTTAGGTATAAAAGAAATTGACAACAGAAGTTGTAAGTCAACTGTAAATACATTTCCTGTTAATGATGTTATAAGAAATTTTGATTTTATTTTCTTTGTTTTCAACATCCTTATAAACATACTTACATTCCCAATCTTAACATTATTATTTGTAGCCCACTTTATTTCATTTATGTGGCCACTTCTGAAGTATGTTCTTATAGCTTTAGGAATTTATTTTTCATATGAGGCAACAGTTGCATTAATTGAATCAATTCAGACAGCTGCAGCAGCGATTAATGTTGCATCAGGAATCATAAGTGCATCTTTAGCTGGTCCTGTGGTGAATGTTGGTAACATTTTAGAAGCGGTCAGGTTGATTCTATGGGGGATCGGTCAAGTTGCGATTGCGACATTTAAATTAGGTTTGGCCCTTGCATTCACCGCAGTTGCCATTGTAGCCGCAAGACGAATAAAAGGTTTTCCAAGAATTGGACTTCCTATGATTTCATATCCTGATTGCACAAGTTGTGATTGTGATTGTAAAAGTGCCGAAATGGATGATGATTTTGATGAAAGTTCTATAAACCAACAAATTAATGAAGCCGGTACCGCTTCACAAGGTGGTGAAGAAGTTTTATCGATACCTAAGACTGCTGTTGCCCCTGTAAACTATTCAGGGTCATATAATGTCGAACACCCAAATCTAACGGTCAATGAAGATAATGAAGGACCATATCACCCTTGTGATAGTTTGGGTACTTTGATGGGACAACAAAACGGTTTAGATTCATCGGTTGCGGTTAGGGCGGCATTAGATTTCAGAAGGTTATTTTCGGGATATGATGTTTTAACATCTACATCACCTAACAAATACATACCAAACCCACAATATCTCTTAAAAGCTCCCCAACCTTTCTTATTTGTGGGAGAAAGAAGGGCACCACTTTATTTAAACTCAATTACAGATTTGAGGGGATTCGCTTGGCCAAAAAGTGTTACCTTAAGTCAAAAATTAAACGAATTTAATACTCGAGATAAATATTTCAAAAGTTCACCATCGGCGTCAAATGGAACAGGGGTAAACAGAATTAAAACAACTGTAAATCCAACTTTAGGGTCAACAGCATATGAAGATCAAGTTCTTGTAATTCTAATGAATAAAGGTACTACATCAAGTTTAGGTGTTGGAAATTTAATTACTTTTCAGAACCCAAATTATGTAAACCCAACTCTTGCAACACCTGTAAATAGATTAACAAACCTAACAGGTGCAACCACCAACCAATTTCAAAATAACGCTGTAACAGGTTATACAATTACAGGAAACACAATTCCCGTACAAGTGCCTTATGCTAGTCCGAACTCACCAACATCCTATGCTTCACCAGCTGCTAATATAATCGTTGTTTCACCTCAAGTTTCACAACAACCTGTGATTGGTAATCCAAGTGCGGAGCAATCGTACCTCCAATATCCTACTGATATGGAATATTTCCAATTAGTTACTGGGGTTACTTTTAATGAATTTATTGCCAATTCAAATACCGGCAATACTGGATTTTTCCCTTCTACATATTTGTTACATGATGTTACAATTGGTGTAAATTTTTGTGGTGTTTCAAATCTGACATATAACAACATTATTACAACAATGACAGACTTTCAAAACTTTGAAATCTGTATCTTTGTAAGAGGAGTCGATCCACACACGGCAAAACAACCAACAATTCAATATGATTTATCAAGATTGTTTGGTAAGTCATATGGACAAGGTCCAATAATCAGTGGAAGTTATTACCTCAACAGACCAATCCAACCAACAACAGGTACGGGATACAAACCACTTACACACAACACACTTACAAATGTTTTAAATAATTTGTATTTCCCATCATTCACATTTACAATTGATTCTACACCAGGAAATTATAGTGGATTTACTTCTGATTACCCTTATTACTATGCAAGTACTGACGATTCTATCTCTAGTACTTATAATCCATATCCAGGACAATGGCAAGTAAACAACTTAGCAAGTAACCAAATTTTAACAAATCCTTCTAACCGATCCCTCCCTCTGAATCAGTCGGCTTACATGGTTGGAGGAACATATATTAGATGGGTTAACACTAATTTAACTAATAGTTATCAAATGTTGTTACAAACTGGAAATAACAACAGTTCACCATCTTGTGATCAGGATTGTCAAAATATGGAATATTTTAACACAGGATCGACTTTTTACACAGGAATCAATTCTGCGGGTAATTTGACCGCACTTTATTCACCGGCCTATTATAGATACTCACTCAACGGTGTTAACTTCTCAAACTCAACAAATATTGTTATGAGAAGTGATCGATTACCAACTTCTACAACAGTACAAAATGGTGCTTCAGGAACTAACACAGGATTTGCCTTACATCAAAATGATAACTTTGCGGTATTCTCACCATCGGGAGGCGCAGCTTATCCATTTATTACCGCAGGTGGTGATCTTTATAGTGGTGATAGTCAAGATGATGACCCAACAACACAAGCACTTACCGAAACATTAAGTTGTGAAGGTATGGTACCTTTGGAATGTTACTCAGGTTCAGGTGGTAATGTTGGTGTATTACCCACAGGTCAATGTTCAATTCCTGAAAACAGAATGATAAATGGATGTTATTGTTTATTGAACAAGACTTATTTATTTGAATATGGTGCGGATGCTAGATTATTTTTAGAATGGAAGGTTAGATTTACAATGAACTTTGCCGCTTGTAGAGGAGTATTTGGACAAGTATTCCAAAACAACTGGATCAATGGTGTCTTATATATGTTTAACTTTAATAAACAAACAACCTTTGACGCATTTGCAAATCCGGTTTACGATTATTGTGATGATGTGATTATGTTCAACGACATAACAAATGTCTTCTTTTATAGATCATCTCCTTGGGATCAAAATACCGAAAGGTTTATTGGTAAAGACTCACCACAAATAAATCCTAATGCCGTTGGAGTAACTTTTCCAGGTTTTGGATATAATGTAAAACAAATACAATTTCCAACAACCATTACTGATTTAGGACCAAGAGATTATTTTATTAATCAAATTTGTTGTTCATCTGGTGAAGATGGATTTGGATCTTATTATGCTAACCAACTCAAAACTACATCATACCAAGATAACTCAGATATCATCCAATTAGGGTTTTTGTCGAGAATATTAAATGAAGGTGTTAGACAAAGAATTATACCAATAACAAACGGAGGTGATAGTTCCGAAGGAAAAGGAATAATTCAATTCTTCAATAGTACAAGAGGTGGTTATCGTATAGATGGTGATTGGGCTCAGATGTTATCAATTAATTCTGAATGGAAAGTTTTACCATTCATTACAGAAAACTTACCACAACCTAACCCTAATGTTTACATTTATTTTGGTGATAACAATAACGGAACAACAACACTCTCCGGAGATGAAATCAAACCTATTATGGGATTGTTTTTCCAAGTAAATGACGATGAAACTTACTATAGAAAAATAATGTCTCCGGGAATCGAAACTTACAATTTTAACCCACTAATTGAGGAAGACTTTGGATATCCTAAATCTCAGGAAGTCCCGCATTATAGATGGCAAGTTAGAATACCAACTGTATATGCAGGAACCCCAAACATATTTGGTTCGGAGGATAACAATTGGTTCACCACGACATATCCGGTTTTAACACCTAATAATAACTCACAGGGATTCTTTTTCAAAAAGTATCAAGATTTAGATTTCGTAACTGGTGGTGAAAAATATAGGACGACAACAACTCAAAACGGTTTCATAAGTAATTATGTAAATGGTGTACCACAGTACTCATCCTCAAATGTGACACAAGGATCACCAAGCACATCGTTCTTGGATTCTATTATAGTTGGTGCACCATATCATTTCTATTTTGGGTTAAATAACGGTAAGACTGCGATCGACAGATTCTTTAAACTATATGTTGTGAACGAATTATAATATGAATGTAGATCCATCAACAAGAATAATTGAATCAACACAAAGGTACAAATCGGCACCTTTGAGTGATCAGTTTATTAATGTACCTTTGAAACAATCAATGAAAGAATTGGTTGAATTTGATCGCACAACTGATCTTAGTTTACTTGAAGTGTTCGATGAAGAAAGACAACAATCAACGATTTTTAGACCTGTTACAAAGTTTACAATTTTATTTGAGAATGCTTTGACTGGATCAACAACATATGTACCTTATAGAGACAACCTATATTATACTAACGCTCTCCAAAATGCAATTTCATATTATCCCACAGGTAATGTACCATCTGTTCCCCCACAACCAACAGATCAAACAGTACCTTGGGATGGTTTTCCTCAGTACCCTGAATTTGATTTCATAAGAACCGACAATTCTGTACAAGGGTATACGATAGGGTCAGGAAGACATTTAGATTTTAAATCAGTTAGTGCAACTACTTACAACTGGTCACATTACTTAAGTTATGCTTATTCGAATGACCCGAATAAAAAAATGTATGCCGTCGAACCACAAACTCAAATATCTTGGAATTGGATTGCATCTGATGGAATACCTTTTTACATTGTAAGGGGTAGTGAACTCATAACTAATCAAATTACTTTTAAGTGTCCAATCAAACACAATTTAAGTGTAGGACAGTTTGTTTTGTTATCTATAAACTACAACAACAACTCAATATTTCAAGTGGATGGTTTGGGAGATGGTGGATCAGGATCCGAAGAATACATATTTAGTATCCAAAATGTGGGATATACTGGAACAACATTTGTGACTCTAAATCAAGGAACATTTAGAAGAGTTTTAGATAAAACAAATTTAAACGATACAATAAGTACTTACTATGTAAGAAGACATCGAATACTTACAGATTCAGATTGTGCGGTATTAGTTAATGCGGGATATGAAAAAAATGTTTATAATGACAAAACAAAGTGTGAAATCAAACCTCTAACACCTAATCAAGTTAAAAGAACTTCTGTAAAAGAAGGATCAAGATCTTATACATTGTCATTCAATTGTGATGTCAATTTAAGAAATTTATTAGATAATCAAAACAGACCAATCAGTAAATTATACTTTACAACAATTTGGAGAGGTTATTTTGGTTGGACACAAAAGTTGAAACAAGGTTGGGAATTTAACACATATTTAGATGTTGGAAAACCACAAGTATGGTGGGATCAAAACAATTTAGATTCTAATACAACAATAAATCAATCTCAATATACATCTTTAGTAAATCAAGGTCCTTTTTTTTATAATGATTTGTTAACTTCAGGTGATACTATAGATGGAGATTTTTGTGAATGGAATAATTTTGAACAAATAGAAAGAACACTTTCCGTTTATCAACACAAAATTACATATAACAACAATTGGTTTAGTTTGAATTTTCCAACTTTAAACCCAACAAATTTGTTTGGTTATTTTTACCAACCCCACAACCAAATAGGGATAAGAGAATTTTCTGAGTACATTGAAGAATCAACCGATCAGAATATTGTTGATCTTCCTGAGTATGCTTATTACTCAACATTGAATTCTTCTTTTAGATGGAGAGACCTTTATCCTTATGGGTTCATCAGTGGTGATGGTGTTGGTCTTGACTATCCGTTTTTGAATAATGCTCACTATCCTTTTGTTGACACAATTTTTAGAATCACACCTGAAAACTATAATACAGCAAGCGATTACGCAACACCAACAAATCCAAATGAATTAAGTCTTTATCAAGGTGGTAAAGTACCTGTTGATTTGACTGTTATTGCGGCACCTTCTAGTGATGGTTGTGATGTAGGTCAGATATTGTTTGACATAGGAACTAACCCAAATAATCAAAACCCAAATAATCAATAGATGGATTTTACACGAATTAAAATAGTTAAAGATGACATTGATAAGTTTGTTAATATACCAATTAACATGCAATGGGACTTTATGGGAAGAGACGATAGCATTCAAGTATATGAAGTTGAAGCCGTTAAAGAGGTTATTGGTTCACCTCAAGATTTCGAAATTATAAGATTTGCACATAATATATTTCCAAACATAAATACAGAAATAAATTATGTTTTTAATTTTTATGATTATTCACAACCAATCACCGCAAACACAGTTGGTAACTGGACTGTAAACTATCTCAACAACGGATTTTCAGTTACTGATGTTTATTATTTTTCTAAATCTTTCACTAATTCTTTTTTCAAATTAGATTTATACGATACTGATGATGATGCAACTCGCCAATTATTTGTTTCAATCATATTACCCGTACAACAAGGTTTAACACAAACAGCTAGTTTATCACCAACACTTCCACCAATAGAAATAAAAAAACCTAACATGGTTTTGGATTCCATAGGTAATGATAAAGAGGGTTACTATATCTATTGGTTGAGAAGTAGAGAAATTATAGACATTAATACTTTTTACATGTCCGCGCAATTTTTTGATGCAATAACAGGAGTCTTCAAACAGATGACAAATACAAGACAAGACCTTCTAACTCCTGATAAATTTAATTACGATCATTCACAATACAATTACTATAGAGTAGACTTAGATTATAATACAAAAACTTACGAAGTGTTTTCAACATCAACCAATCTTAGAGTTGGAGATTTGTTAACACCGATAACTTGGTATGAATATGTTAACCCATAATGGAATTACAAGAATATAAATTTGTTATATCACCTGAGAACATCAAAAGTGATTTAGTTTTTGTTCCATATACTGGCGAAACTGATGTTACTACAATTATTGATCCGTGTTGTTTGACTGCCACTACAATAAGTGCAACAACTACAGGTACAACAGGTGTTTATTTACCTATGTCTTATTTGTTAAGTGGAAACACAGGTGGTACATCATTTCTTACGGGATTATCAGTTAACATTATGATTACTGAATCTGCGGTTGATTTGGGATATTATACACCTTTTGACGGTTTAGTGGTTCAGTTAGATGTTTTGAACAATTTTATAGTTACCGCAGACACTATTAACCCATATACTTTTAAGTTTTATAATACATCAGATTTAGAGTTTATTAAGTTTTTACAATTAGTGACTTACACATTGGATTGGGGGGATGGAACACCAACACAAGTCTTATTAGGGATTACGCCTGTCACACACACCTACCCAACTGCGAATACTAATTATGTAATAACACTAACCGCAAACTCACCTTGGGGAATATCAACAGTACAAAAAACAATCACTACCCCATATAGTGCTGTTACCATAAACAATCCTCTAGGTAACTTAACATTTTATCCTGCTGGAGCTAGTTGGTCGGCAACACCGATAAGTTATGATTATATTTTTACAGGAGATTCTAATACTAATGTCACAGATTATTATTCTTATAATTACACCACAGTCCCTTTTCCTGTTACAGGAATAACAGAATCAACTGTCAATGATTTAACTCAATTTGGCCCAAAAACCAATTTGTACGATGGTAAGTTCAAATTGGGTATACAGGTAACAGGTCAAACAGGTGTTGTTGGAACTTTTTACGGTCCTGACATTACAAACACATATACCGCTTATACAATTAATGGGGTTATTTATCATGATTATGAAAATTACACAATATATTTTGTTGATTCATACGGTTTAGTACCAGGTGAAATAGAATTGACGGCCATAACCAAAAATGAGGCTCTCATAAATGTCGTCGATCAACTTGAAGTAGTTACCAATGTTTTTATTGAGAGAGGTAAAAATTCTCCTTTGGAAAATGTGATGAGGTTAGGTGAGGTTGATAATGTGGGAGATTTAGGAAAATACGGATACAAATATTTTATTATTGAAAAAGTGTCCACATAAATATTTATTTAAAAGATTATAAGATAATATGGCAACAGGAAATTACGGAACGATAAGACCGGCAGATGTTAGTCCCGAGGATGTACAGATAGTAATGGTATATACTGAGTCTAGAGACGATACTCAAAACTTTACCCTTACAACACTTGATGCTCAAGATGTTTTGAGACCTTACTTCAATAACCAAGATACTGGAGGAAGTTCAGTAGAAATTTTGGGTGGTCTTTATAATTTGAAACTTCCTGCAGATCAGTTCACTAAGTTAGGTATCTATACTTTAATGATAAGACCAGCAGAGATTAGAACTATAATTACTGACTGCGGTGTTTTATCTTCACTCCCAAATGTTAAGGGTATTGTTATAGACTTGAACAATGTACCCGCCGAATATCAAAATAAATTTGTTAATCAAGGGTTGGTAGGGTTTAGAGTGGAGTACTTGAATTCTGATGGGACAAAAATACCAAACTTTTTTAGAATCATAACTTCTTCATTTTATTGTGAACCTGTAGTACAAAATCTTACCAACACTATTCAGAAATCAATTAGATATAGGTATGTGCAAGGTGCAACGAACTTACTTTTTTGCACAGTTTCACCTTCATCTTCGCCTACAAACAAACCAAGTGCGACTCCATACATTGGACAACCAAACCAAAGTATTATCATAACAAACACATATTTTAATCCAATAACAACGGAAATAGAAATAGTCGATCAAGATATTTCAACACTTGCAATTGCACTTTAT